CCATTAGGAGAGTTCCCAGTATTAGGATCTTAATATGCCTTTTATTCTTGGAGCAAATGAAACTAAAGTTACTGGTTTTAATGTAGCTAATTCTGTTAGATTTAATTCTGCTGATAATGCTTATATGGGTAAAACTTCAGGAGCAAATGGAACTTCAACAAGTGGAACTTTTAGCTGTTGGTTAAAAAGAGGAAATCTTGGAGTAACATCATCAATTATGTCGCAAGTTGAAGATGCTAATAATTTTTTGATTTTAAGATTTACTTCTGGAGATGCTTTAGATTTAAGATGGTCAGACGCTGGATCAGGTACAGACGCAAATTTAACAACTACTCAAGTTTTTAGAGATTGTTCTTCTTGGATAAATATCGTTGTAAAGTTTTTAACTTCTGATAGTACTGAAGCTAATAGAGTAAAAATATATGTTAATGGAACTCAAGTAACTAGTTTTTCTTCATCTGATTATCCAACTCAAAATGATCCTCTTTATGGAAATGTAAGTAGTGGAGTTTATAGAATAGGAGATAATGGTTTTGCTGCAACAGGAGAAGATTTTGATGGTTATATGGCAGAAGTTGTTTGGTTAGATGGTACATCAACAACAGCTTCAGACTTTGGAGAATTTAACGAAGACAGCCCACGAATTTGGCAGCCGGTAGATGTATCAGGATTATCTTTTGGTACGAATGGTTTTTATTTAGATTTTGAAGATAGTAGTAATTTAGGCAACGATGCAAATGGTGGAACAGATTTAACAGAAGTTAATCTAGCCGCAATTGACCAGACGACGGATACGTGCACGAATAATTTTTGTACTTGTAATCCTTTAGATCAAACTAATACAGGTGGCTCATCTGCTACAATGGCAGAAGGTAATTTAAAATGGACATCTGCTGGAAATACTACATCACAAAGTTATATGAGAGCAACTTTTGGTTTAACTGCTGGAAAATGGTATTGGGAAGCTAAAATGTCAGACTCTAATAGTGGAGTAGGTTTTAACATTGGTGTTGCTGGAAGTGATGCTAATATGAATGCTGGAGGATCAGGAAGTTTAAACGATAGTGATCCAAATACTCACTTTAAAAATTCTGCTAGCACTAATAGTGCAACAAAAAAAGATGGTTCTAATGTTACTACAAATTTAACAACAGTTGCAGAAAATCAAATTGTACAAATTGCATTAGATTTAGATAATCAAAAATTTTATGCAGGTGTTCAAGGAACATGGTTAAACAGTGCAGATCCAGCAACAGGATCAAACCCACCAGCAACTGTTGATATTAATACTACTTATCTACCAGCTTGGTCAGATAATGGTTATACAGATCAAATAACTTTAGAATTAAATTTTGGTAATCCAACTTTTACAGGAACAGATAAATCTGATGGAAATGGCTACGGTTCGTTCGAGTACGAGCCACCCTCGGGTTACTTGGCTCTTTGCACAAAAAATTTAGGAAGTGATGGAGGATAAATGGCAGCTTATACATCAATAGACAATCCAGAATTATATTTTCAAACTAAACTTTATACTGGAACAGGATCAGAAATAGCGGCTACTTTAGATGGTGATGAAAACATGCAGCCTAATTTAGTCTGGATTAAAGCAAGAACTGATGCTGAAAGTCATAAATTATATGATTCTGTTAGAGGAGCAACAAAACATCTTGAAACTGATACTAATGATGTAGAAGCAACTGAAGCACAAGGTTTAAAATCTTTTGATTCAGATGGATTTACAATAGGAACTTATAGTTCAATAAATGCAAGTGATAGTCATAATTATGTAGCTTGGTGCTGGAAAGAAGCTTCAGAAATTTTTGATATAATTACTTATTCAGGTACAGGCTCAAACATAGATCTATCACATAATTTATCAGCAGTTCCAGGCTTTTTTGCAATTAAAAATATAGATGTTGACCAAGCATGGAGAGTGTATCATAAAAATATGACTACTGCTAATCCATATAGCAATAGAATGGTTTTTTCAGAAGATGGAGCACAAAGTACAAGTGCTTTAGGATTAGATGCTGATCCAACTTCAAGTGTAATTAATATTGGAACAGATACAGGTTGCACAAATGCAAGTGGAGAAGATTTTGTATGTTACGCATGGAAAGAAATTCAAGGCTACTCAAAATTTGGAACCTACACAGGAAATGGAAATGCGTCAGGCACATTCGTTCACACAGGATTTCGACCAGCTTGGGTTTTGATAAAAAAATCAAGTGGTTCAGATAATTGGATTTTAGTAGATAATAAAAGAAATGGTTATAATGGTTCAGTAGAACCTGTATATCCTAATTTAAATAATGCTGAAGCAACTGCTGAACCAATGGATTTTCTTTCAAATGGATTTAAAATGTTAAGAACAGATGGTGGAGAAAATGCTTCAGGTGCAACATATATCTACATGGCTTTTGCAGAACAACCATTCGTAAATTCTAATGGAGTACCAAACAACGCAAGGTAATTATGTTACAAAAATTAAGATTTCAACCTGGATTTAATAAACAAGTTACAGCAACTGGTGGCGAAGGCCAATGGGTTAGTGGTGATTATGTAAGATTTAGATATGGTTCACCTGAAAAAATAGGTGGTTGGGCACAGTTAGGAGACGTTACTTTAACTGGTAGAAGCACAGCCTTACACCATTTTGTTAATGCAGCTGGTATTAAGTATGCAGCTTTAGGTACAAACAGAATGTTATACGTATATTCTGGAGGAGCTTTTTATGATATTACTCCTATTAAGACCACAACAACATTAACAAATGCATTTACAACAACACAAAGCGATGCAACTGTTACAATTACGTTTGCATCTGCTCATGGTATTTCTAAAAATGATATTGTTTTATTAGATAATTTTACAGCTATTACTAATTCTAATTTTAGTTCTGGTGATTTTGATGATAAAACTTTTATGGTTACATCAATTCCAACTTCAACAACTATTACTATTGAAATGGGATCAGCTGAATCTGGATCAGGAGCTAGCACTTCTGGTGGAATAAGAGTTCAACATTATTATCCGATTGGTCCTGCAACTGAGGCATCGGCCGCTGGTTGGGGATTAGGATTATGGGGTGGTACTGTAGCTGGAGAAGTTTTTGATACTTTAAATGGAGCATTAACAAGTTCTTCATCAAGTATTGTTTTAGATGATTCAACAGGTTTTCCTGCATCAGGAACTGTTGTAATAGATGATGAAAGAATTGCTTATACAACAAACACTACTGGTACAGGAACTTTATCAGGTTTAACAAGAGGATCAGATAACACAACAGCAGCATCACATAGCGATGGAGCGACAGTAACTGATGCTTCTGAATATACTAAATGGGGTGCATCACAAACAGGTGATATTATAACAGCTCCTGGTTTATGGTCCTTGGACAATTATGGAAATAAACTTATTGCAACTATCGTGGATGGTGCAACTTTTTCATGGGATTCAGATGCTGATAGTGCAACTTCTACTAGAGCCACAATTATTGCTAACGCACCAACAGCAGCAATACAAACTTTAGTATCTACACCAGATCGTCACTTAGTATTTTTTGGAACAGAAACAACTATTGGCACAACGTCAACACAAGATGATATGTTTATTAGATTCTCGGACCAAGAATCAATTGATGCATCAACTTCTTATACACCTAGTGCAATTAATACTGCTGGTACACAAAGACTGGCTGATGGAACACGGATCGTTTCAGCTATAAGAGGTCGTGATGCAATTTATGTTTGGACTGATACATCTTTATTTATTATGAGATTTGTTGGTGCACCATTTACTTTCTCGTTTCAACAAGTTGGAACTAACTGTGGATTGATTGGTAAGAACGCAGCCGTAGAGGTTGATGGTTCTGCATATTGGATGTCAGAAAATGGTTTCTTTAGATACACTGGTAAACTAGAATCTTTAGCATGTTTAGTAGAAGACTATGTTTACGATGATCTTAATACAGTTCCTAAAAATCATATTTATGCAGGATTAAATAATTTGTTTGGTGAAGTTACTTGGTTCTATCCAGGTAGTGGTGCTGCATCTAACAATAGATCTGTTACTTACAACTTTATGGATTCAACACCAGAAAGACCAGTATGGACTACAAGCTCACTTGCTAGATCATCTTGGTTTGATTCTTCTATATTTGGAAAACCACACGGCACTGAATATGATTCATCTGCTACAAGTGATGCAACGGTTGGAAACACTGATGGTGTTACAACTTACTTTGAACACGAAACAGGACAAGATCAAATTAAAGCAGGAGCAAGAACTGGTATTTCAGCAAGTATTCAATCTGGAGATTTTGATTTAGATCAACGAGGATTACAAGGTGATGGTGAATTTATGATGAAAATTAGAAGAGTATTACCTGACTTTTTATCTCAAACAGGTGATGCAAGAGTTACATTAAATTTAAAAAATTATCCAACAGATTCACAAGCAAGTTCTTCATTAGGACCTTTTACATCTTCGACAACAACAACTAAAATAGACACTAGAGCACGTGCAAGAGCTATAGCTTTAAAAGTAGATAATACTAGTATTAAACAACATTGGAAGCTTGGAACTTTTAGATTAGATATACAAGCGGACGGGAGAAGATAATGGCAAGAATTGTACAATCATTAACACAACCACTAGAGAAATATGATCAACAAATACAACAATCATTTGTTAGAGATGTAGATAGTATTGTGCAAAAATTAAATACATCTTATCAACAAGATTTAAAAGAAGAGGCGGAAGCGGAAGCTTTCTTTTTTGGATAATGGCTAATACATTTGTAAATAAAAAAGCAGATTTAACAAGCACATCAGCTACAACATTGTATACTGTGCCATCAGCTACTACAGCTGTTGTAAAATCAATATTGGTATCTGAAGATTCTGGTAATGCTGATACTATAACAGTAACTATAACTGATACATCAGACGCTGTATTTAGTTTATTTAAAACTAAAGCAATATCTGCTAATGCAACAACAGAATTATTATCTGCACCTCTTGTAGTTGCAGAAAGTGAAGTAGTAAAAGTAACCGCAGCAACTGCTAATAGGCTACATGTAGTCCTATCTGCGCTCGAAATTAAGCCTAGAGTAGTTACATCATAAGCTTGATTTACTTGACAAAAACAAGTATTATTAACAACCCCAGGTTAAATTCCTGCTTTTTAAATTAACACAAAAAATTATATGAAAACAGGATTAGAATCACTAGATACAGGCGCATCAAAAATTACTTACGAAGGTAATGAAGGACCTAAATCACCACAACAAATGGCAATGGCCGATCCATTATTAATAGAAGAATATCAAAAATACGTATTTGATATGGAAGAACAAGGATTACAACCAATGTCCTTTGAAGAATTTGAAGCACAAGCTAGAGCAGGTATGAATAAAGGTGGGATTGCTAATACAAAAACAATTAAAGGCCAACCACATATGTTGGCATATATCACACCAAGTGAAGCAGGAACATTAAAAGATTTAGGTGGTCAAGAAACAATGACACCTGAAGGTATACCAGCTTATCCACCACCAGGAGAATATGGTGGACCTGGATATACAGGTAAACAAGAGACAAATAGAGAAAGAGGAATAAGAGCGGCTGCAACATCACCATCTCGAACAGGTAGACAAGATCCAATGGGATCAGGTTATTATGAAACACCTAAAGGTGAACAAGAATTAAAAGATCAATCAAGAAGAATTGAAGAAATGAGGCAAAGAGGAGAAGGGGTTTTTGCTTCTGATGATCTTGAAGATGATCCAGGAACTAAAATAGATCCTACAATAAAAACTAAAGACGATGATAGTTTTTTAAGAACTTTTGAAAAAAAATCAATTGATAATTTTGTTAGACGAAACAAATATAAACATTTAATTGAATCTGGACTATATTCTGATTTTCCAGGATTAGCTGGTAAATTTCTTGGCTACATGAATCCAGATGAAGAGGTAGATGATTTTGATATAGATTCAATAAGAGAAATTGCTTCTATATATGGTGGAGATTTAACACCTAAACAAACTAAAGGTTTAGAAGGTTTAAGAAGAGATTTTGAATTTGAACAAAAATATCCTAATCCCACTACTAAAGATCTTAGAGAATATTATAATTTAGACAAGGATCCAGGTCAAGGTGGCGATGGACCACCACCAATTGTTTATCCTTATCCTTATCCAACAAGCACAGCAATGGCACCGGAAGTGGTACCACCTGTCGTACCACCTGTTCAAACAGCAAATCCTTTTTTACCAGCAACTAATTTACCATTTGCAACTTATGGAACAGTTCCTCATGGAGCACAGTTTGGTGTTGACACAAGAATGTTTGCAGCAGACGGTGGAAGAATAGGTTATGCTGGTGGTGGAATAGCAGATTTAAGACAAGGATATTTTTTAGGTAAGTTAGTTAAAAAAGCAACTAGAGCAGTTAAAAAAATTATTAAGTCACCAATAGGTAAAGCTGCTTTAATAGGTGGACTTGGTTATTTTGCAGGGGGCGGTGGTAATCCTTTTACAGCATTAGGAAGAGGTAAATTTAATTTTGCAAATTTATTAAGTTTAAAAAATAATAGATTATTGTCTTCTATTAAAGATGGAGAAAGAGTTTTTAGTCCTTTTAAAGCAATAAGTCTTGCATCAACATTACCATTTTTAGCATCAGGAACAGGTGAAGAAGAAGAAGAGGGAATAAACTACGCAGATTTACCAAATATATTCGATAAATATTCTCCTACTGAATTAAGAAGAAGAACTTTAGCTGGAGAAGTAACTAGAGAAGAAAATCCTTTTTTACAACCTAATTATTATGCAGCTAATGGTGGAAGAGTTGGTTTAATGGGTGGTGGTAACATAAGAGCTGCAGCATTAAATCAATTATATGGAATTAACGATGATGAAGAAGATAAAAAATTTTCACGAGGTGGTAGCGCAGGTTTACCTCCAATAACTGCAGGTGTAGAATCACAAGCTTCACAATCATTTTCTGATGATGAAACACCTACTCCAACGCAACCAGATCAAATGCCAAGACCTATGCCAAATCCTATGATGATGGCTAGAGGAATGAATCCTATGATGAGAGGAATGAATCCTATGATGAGAGGAATGAATCCTATGATGGCTAGAGGCATGATGCCTAGAATGATGGCTCAAGAAGGCGGAAGAATTGGGTATGCAGGTGGTGGAAACGTTTTTGAATTATTACAAAAAGAGTTAGAAGGAACTATTACTCCAGAAGAATTAAAATTATTAGAAAAATTAATAAAAGAAAGAGGTAAAGATTCTCTGCCATTTGCTCAAGGCGGAAGAATTAGAGCTCAAGAAGGAGGGCTTATGGACATGGGTGGTATGGAAAAAGACTACAGAAATGAAGGTGGATTTGTACCAATAGGTGGACAAGAGCGAGCTGATGATGTACCAGCTAGATTATCAAAGAATGAATTTGTATTTACAGCTGATGCTGTAAGAGCTGCTGGCGGTGGAGACATCGATAGAGGAGCAGAGGTTATGGAAAACATGATGGAAAATTTAGAAAAAGGTGGTAAAGTATCTAAAGAGTCACAAGGATTAAAAGGTGCTCGAGACATGTTTGCTACAGCACAAAGATTAGAAGGAGTTTTATAATGGCCGTTACACAATCACAAGTATTACCAGCACCATTTATACAAACATTAGGTGAAGATTATGCAAAACAATTACCAGGTGCATTAGCTACACCTTTACCAACACAACAATTTGCACCAACAGTTGCAGGACAAACTGGTTTACAACAACAAGCAACAACGTTAGCAGGAGCAGGATTAGGTGCATATCAACCATATGTTACAGCAGCAGGGCAAGCAGCAACAACAGCGGGTGCAGGATTAGGTTTAGCACAAACAGGATTAGGTGTAGCACAACAAGAATTAACAGGAGCAGGGACAGCTTTAGGAACAGCGGGTACAACAACTGCAGGTGCACAACCTTTTATAGGTGCAGCAGGAACAGGATTAACTCAAGCTGGTACAACATTAGGTGGAGTATCTCCATTTATTAGTGCAGCAGGAACAGGACTTGGCACTGCGGCAGGATTAACTGGAACAGGTGCAGGAACTGGAACAGGATCTATTGCATCTTACATGTCGCCTTACCAACAACAAGTTATTGATACATCACTAGCAGAATTTGATAGACAAGCAGCACAAAGACAACAAGCAATATCTGATGCAGCAGTTGCAATTGGTGGTTATGGTGGTGGTAGAGAAGGTGTTATGCAAGCAGAATACCAAACACAATCAGATAGAAACAGAGCAGCACTTCAAGCACAATTACAAGCACAAGGATTTAGTCAAGCACAAGCAGCAAGACAAGCAGATTTACAAAACCAAATGATGTT